ATTATTATAATTAATATTAGTATAATAATTTATTAAAATGAAATTAGAATTACGTAAATTTGACCCTTCAAGTATTAAGAGTGATTCGGTAGTTGTATTTATTGGAAAACGTAATACTGGTAAATCCTATTGTATGAAAGATATTTTAAGTTATCACAGAGATTTACCTGTTGGAATAGTTATAAGTCCTACTGAAACAGCAAACAATTATTTTGAAAAATTTGTTCCTAATATGCTTATTTATGACGAATATGAACCTGATATTATTAAGAAGTTTTTAGAAAGACAAATTAATATAAATAAACAAAAAGGGGAACAATTAAAGAAATATGGTTCATCTGAAATTGATAGTCGAGCATTTTTAATTTTAGATGATTGTCTTTATGATAAAAAATGGCCAACAGATAAAAATATAAGAAGTATTTTTATGAATGGAAGACATTATAAAATTTTCTTTTTAATTACAATGCAATATTGTTTAGGACTTCCACCTATATTACGTGCAAATATTGATTATGTTTTTATTTTTAAAAATAATTTAATTAAAGAAAGAGAAAAGATTTATCAACATTATGCTGGTATTTTTAATAATTTTGAAACATTTTGTAATGTCATGGATAAATGTACAGATAATTATGAATGTTTAGTTATTGATAATAAGGTTCAAAGTAATAAATTAGAGGATCAAGTTAAATGGTATAAAGCAGAAGAAAAAGATTTTAAATTATGTACACCTGAATTATGGAATTTATGTGCATTAGAAAAAGAAAGGAAGGAAAATACTTTGTTTTATGAGGATGAGGAGGAAGAAGAACCATATGATCCTTCTGTTTTTGTTAAAAATAAAAATAAAATTAAAGTTAATATTAAAAAGAAAAATTAATTATTATTAAGAGAGATGATATATGATTCAGTAATTATTGGTGCTGGTCCTGCAGGATTGGCATTTGCTAATTATGCTAAAAAACATAATCCAAATGAAAAAATAATAATAATTGAAAAAGATAATGTTATTGGTGGATGTCATAAAGTAAACAGAAAAAAACATAATGATGAATTTTATTTTTGTGAACATGGACCAAGAGTTTATATTGGCAATTATGTTAATTTTATAAGTTTACTTAAATCTATGAAACTCGATTTTAAAGAACTTTTTGGCAAAAAATATTCAATATTTTCAGTTTTATTCAAATCAGTTTTTCAAGATAAAATGTTAGGGTTTTTTGATTTCTTATCATTTGCAAGAGATTTTATATTAGTTTTATTTGACAATAAACATGGAATTAACATAAGTATGTATGATTATATGGTATTTAATAATTTTTCAAAAGAAGCAATGATAAATATTGATTTTTTATGTAGTTCAATTGATGGTGGTAATAGTAAAATGATTTCTCTCAATAATTTTATTAATACAACAATACAAACTTTTTTATATTCGATTTATATACCAAAAAAACCAAATGATGAAGCATTATTTAATTATTGGTATCAATATCTTTATAAAGAAAAAAAAGTTGATTTTTTGTTAAATTCACCAGTTGCTGAAATAAGTTTTTTTGATAATAATAAAAATAAGGTTGAATCAGTTATTTTAAAAGATGGAAGATCAATTAAAGGAAAAAAATTTATTTTTGCAATTCCACCAATAAATCAATATAAAATTAAAGGATTAAAAGAAGCATTTGAATTAAAAGAAGATTATGTTGAAAAAACTGAATATTTAGAATCTATAACATTGACTTTACATTGGGACTATGAATTAAATTTAGAAAATGATTTAAATGTTTTTAATACTAAAACTGAATGGTTTCTTATTGCTGATAATATGACTGAAATAATGAAATTTAAAGAAAGAAAATCTAAAACTGTTATTTCTTGTGCAATTGTTTTAACAGATGTTAAAGGTAGATATATTGATAAAACAGCAAATGAATGTTCAGAAGAAGAATTATTTGAAGAAGTATATCAACAATTACGATTAATTTATAAAAATATTCCAAGACCTACTTTAATATTTAATAATAACTATTTTGATACTAAAAAGAAACAATGGCATGCAAATGAATGTGCATTTGTTAAAATACCTAACTATGATTATCTTGACTTTAACAGCAATAAAGTTAAAAATATTTATTCATTAGGAACACATAATGGAAAACAAAAAAATTCATTTACATCATTAGAATCTGCAATAAGTAATTCAATCAAATTATCAAATATTATTTTTAATAAAAAAGATAAAATTAAAAGATGTTTTGATTTAAGAGATTTAACTATCGTTATAATATCAATAATTTTATTATTATTAATTATAAGATATACTTATAGTAACTATGATAAGTGACCTTGCTTTTGTCAATGAAACACCATTAAATAATACTGATGAGGTTGCTGTAAATACTGATGAAGTTGTTGTAAATACTGATGAGGTTGTTATGAATACTGATGAGGTTGTTATGAATACTGATGAGGTTGTTATGAATACTGATGAGGTTGCTGTAAATACTGATGAAGTTGCTGTAAATACTGATGAAGTTGCTGTAAATACTGATGAGGTTGCAGTGAATACTGATGAAGTTGTTGCAAATACTGATGAAGTTGTTGCAAATACTGATGAAGTTGTTGCAAATACTGATGAAGTTGTTGCAAATACTGATGAGGTTGTTGCAAATACTGATGAGGTTGCAGTGAATACTGATGAAGTTGTTGCAAATACTGATGAGGTTGTTGCAAATACTGATGAAGTTATTATGAATACTGATGAAGTTGTTGCAAATACTGATGAGGTTGCAGTGAATACTGATGAAGTTATTATGAATACTGATGAAGTTGTTGCAAATACTGATGAAGTTGTTGCAAATACTGATGAGGTTGCAGTGAATACTGATGAGGTTGCAGTGAATACTGATGAGGTTGCTGTAAATACTGATGAAGTTGTTATGAATAATCCAATTCAAGTAAATAGTGATATTAAAAATAATAATGATGAAATAATAATTGATATATTAGATAAAAATATTATCGTATGAGATAATAAAGAGATGTTGAGTAATCCTGATGAAAAAGAAGAACAAGATAAAATTTTTATGAATAATGATGAATCTCCTAAAATTGATCCAGTAAATGATAAAGTTTTTATAGATATACCATTACGAAATCCTTCAACAAGTGCACAATTGGTAACAGTAATTCAAGGATCACAAACTGGCGATATAGTTGATGGTAATTTAGACAAAGCAGATAAATTATTACAAATGATAAAAGATAGTAAATTGAAAATAACAAATCAATTATATATAGTTTCAACTAAATATGATATTATATATTTTAGATTTAATAAGATATCATTATCAATATTAATTTTATCAGTTATTATTACATTTATAGAAGCAATTAGATTAACAATAGTTAATTATGATACTCAATATGAAGGATCAAGTATAAAAAAATTTATTTCACAAGAAACAGTATCATTAATTATAAATGTATTGTCATTATCATTAAGCACTATTCTAACTATTTTAAGTTCAATTGTTAAATTTAAAAGTTACAGGGAAAATATGGACAAATTAAAAAATATTCATGATACATTATTTAATTATAAGAATTTATATGATAAACAACGTGATTTAATTAAATTTCATAAAATTAATAATATATTAACTGATGAAGTATATGAAAAATTAAAAGATACAATTGAAGAATATAATAAAGAAATTAAAGATATTAGTATTTTTGAAAATATAAGAAATGGAGATATTCTTAAGTTTAATAAAATTAAAGTTGAACATGATATTAAAATGCAAAAAATGGCAAGTCAAAGAGAAATTGAATTATTACGAATATCTTTAAGTAATAAAAAGAAAAAAGAAGAATTAGAAAATGGAAATCTCAAAACTAATTGTTTTTTTTAATTAGAGTAAGCAAGACCACCCATTCCTGAAAGAATACGAAGAACGTTATAATTGGTAGTATATATGAATATATTTCCTGCTTTTGAAGATGAAACAGATAATATGGCAGTGTCTATACGAGACATATTTAATGATCCAGATGGTTGATGTTCTTCGGGTTTTATGGCAAATGAATAAACATTTATTCCTTCATGGAAATAATCAGGAGTATTTTCATGATGTTGATAAGGTTGAACAAGATTGAAATAAGTTCCTACACGTTCAGCAAAACGATCATTACCATTTAATTGTATTTTAGCAGAAGTGATTGGATTTTCACCCAAGAACATATTATTGTCACCATTACGGGTGCTAAAGTTATTCCAATAAAGATCAGCAGTTGCATCAGACGCTTTGTCTGGTTTAACATACCATACTAATTCTTTGCAAGGATGATTGAAATTCATTCGAATGCTTTTTACAGTAGTACTTCCTGAAATGGTGTCACTACCAGTAAATTGTAATTGTTCAATTAAATATTCATGAGATAATTGAGCAAATCGGCGACGTTCATCAGTATCAAGGAAAATATAATCAACAAATAAAGCAACTTCACTTAAACTTATTTTATCAGCAGTAGAATTAGTTAAAGCAGAATTAAGAAGAGGAAGAGATGCTACATTACCACCTGTAGAACTTTTTAAGAAAAATGCTTTATCACAATAATTCGCAGATTTATCCACTAAATTGCTAGCAGACTCAAATTCAATATTTATTTTTACTTCATGATATTGGAGCGCAATTAAAGGAAGAGCGAGACCAACATTACGACAAAACCAGAATTCAAGAGGAACATGAACGCGATAAGAACATTGAGCAGGTACATAAATAGAATGATTATATTTATCACCACCAACCATTAAATAATAACCATCACGTTTTCCAGCAGGTAATGATAATTCATTCCATATATATAACCATTCAGCATAATGTTTATCAATACGTTGACCACCAATTTCTAATTCAATAGATTTTAATAATTTAAGACCAAAATAGGGAACTAATGCAACACCATTGTTCTCTGCAGTAGCACCAGTAGCAGTTGTATTTGTATTATTGAAAGATGCACGTAAATAAACACGATTTATTAAATCACCATTTCGTGTTATTTGACAAGAAGAAGACCACCACCCATTTATGCTATATTCTTTATACTATAATAGGAGAAAAAAAAAGAAATAGTAAAATCTAATTAGAGTATGCTAAACCACCCATACCTGAAAGAATACGGAGAACATTATAATTAGTGGCATAAACATATAATGAAGATTTAGAATATTCGTATTTGCCAGGAGTTACAGTTATATTTGCTAATGCTTCAGTTCTATCAAAAACAGTTAAATTTAATACAGCAGTATCTATGCGAGACATATTAAGAGTTCCTGATGGTTGATGTTCTTCTGGTTTAAGAGCAAATGAATAAACATTGATACCTGCATTAGCGGGTATATTTTCATGATGTTGGAATGGTTGAACAGTGTTAAAATAATTACCAGTGCGTTCAGCAAAGCGATCATTTCCATTTAACACTAATTTAGCTTTGATAACAGGATTTGAGGGATAAAGAACTTCTGCCATACCTGATGAACTGGTTAAACCATCATACATTAAATCTTTTTGTAAGGTATCAGTTCCAAAATCATCATTACTAACACTATTTATTTTAGTTGTATAATTGAACCAGTTATTGTTATTATTGACACTATTTCTTAAAAACCATACTAATTCTTTACAAGGATGATTGAAATTTAATTTTGCCTTAATATTGGTGCTAGATACTGCTTCTTCACCAGTGAATTGTAATTGTTCAATTAAATATTCATGTGATAATTGAGCAAATCGTCGACGTTCATCAGTATCAAGGAAAATATAATCAACCCATAAAGAAGCAGTAAAAGTTGGAGATTCATTAGAAGTACTACTATATTTTAAATTATCTTGAGTTTCAAAATTAATATTTATTTTTACTTCATGATATTGGAGAGCAATTAAAGGAAGAGCGAGACCAACATTGCGACAGAACCAAAATTCTAATGGAACATATAAAGTTGGTTTGATTGATGCTTTACCAGTAACAACTGAATTAACACCACCACCATAAGCACCAACCATTTCATTATAACCATCGCGTTTAGATTTAGGAAGAGAAAGTTCATTCCATATATATAACCAATGAGCATAATGTTTATCTATCTTTTGTCCTCCAATTTCAATTTCAACATAGTTAATTACACGTAAACCAAAATATTTACAATAAGCATCAGCATTTGTATTTGTTAAATTTAATTGCAAATAAACACGATTTATTAAATCACCATTTCGTGAAATTTGGCAAGTAACACGAGAACCAAATCCAACATTACCATTAAAAGTTTGAAGAAGACCACCACCCATTTATGCTATATTCTTTATACTATAATAGGAGAAAAAAAAAGAAATAGTAAAATCTAATTAGAGTATGCTAAACCACCCATACCTGAAAGAATACGAAGAACATTATAATTAGTGGCATAAACATTTATTGTTCCACTGACAGCAGAAGTATTAGTTACTGCTAAAACAGCAGTATCTATACGAGACATATTAAGAGTTCCTGATGGTTGATGTTCTTCTGGTTTAAGAGCAAATGAATAAACATTGATACCTTGATTAGCAGGAATATTTGTATGATGTTGAAATGGTTGAACGAGATTGAAATAACTTCCATTACGTTCAGCAAAACGATCATTTCCATTTAATTGAAGTAAACATTTATCAAATGGATTTTTGGCATTTGCTGAAAATCCAGGTTCAACATTGAAAGTTATGTATTTCGGTATTTCATCAGCAGCACCAGTAAGTGCATTATTTAATATATCATTACTGGTATTAGGATCACCTGCACTGAGTTGAGCAGTTATACTTGTTAATCCTGCTGAATATAAATTGGGGTAATCACCTGCAGCAATAAAATTGCCATCTTTTTTAACAGTATAATTATACCAATGATTAGCAGCAGTTGATGGGGCAAATTTACCAACCCATACTAATTCTTTGCAAGGATGATTGAAATTTAATTTAACACGTGTTGATGAATTGGCAGTTAATGATTCAGAACCAGTGAATTGTAATTGTTCAATTAAATATTCATGAGATAATTGAGCAAATTTGCGTCGTTCATCAGTATCAAGGAAAATATAATCAACCCATAAATTAACATTAGTTAATGAATATGATCCACTAGGATCTGATGAATTTCCTGAACTAATTTTATAAATGCAATTTTTGGCAGCTTCGAATTCTATTTTAATTTTAACTTCGTGATATTGAAGAGCGATTAAAGGAAGAGCGAGACCAATTGAACGGCAAAACCAGAATTCAAGAGGGATAAATAAACGTGGTTTTGCTTGACCAGTAGTTCTAGTTGTTACATCTTGATCAGCACCAACCATTTGCTCCCAAGCATAACGTTTGCCAACGGGAAGGGAAAGTTCATTCCATATATATAACCAATCAGAATAATGTTTATCTATTTGTTGTCCACCAATTTCTATGGTTACAGATTTTAATAAACGTAAACCAACATAATTAACAAATTTATCTCCAGAAGTTGTTAATAATGGAAGATCGCATTCTAAATATGTGCGATGAATTAAATCACCATTGCGAGATATTTGACAATAAACAGTGTTAGTAATTTGGGGATTACCAGTTAAATAAACATCCTGAGCACCATAAGCGACAAGTTGAAGAAGACCACCACCCATTTATGCTATATTCTTTATACTATAATAGGAGAAAAAAAATAATAGTATTTTTAACTATATAAGCATATTTAAAAACATTAATTTATAGATAACATTTAATTATGTTCAAAGATAAAACTGCAAAAAAACGAGTAACATCTAATAAAGATATATCTACATTAGATGCAATGCATAATAAAATTATAAATAATTATTCGAATAAAATTATTGCGGAGAAAAAAAATTTGGAAAAAATTAAAGAATTGGAAAATACTTATAATTATATTAATGGATTGATAATTAATTATAATAATGACGGGAATGATTTAAATATCAATAATCAAAATAATAATTATAATTATAATGATTTATGGACTAGTAATATTAAAATAAAAGAGGAAATAATCAAAATTAAAGAGGAACTTAAGGACATTAAAAATTTTAACGAAATAGAATATTATGAAAAAACCAGTTATATATTATTTAATTATTATGATATGATTGAAAAACAAACAACAAATCAAATAAATAATCCTCCCACAAAAATAAAATCAGTTAAATTTAAAAATAAATCTATTATTGATTCTTTTAAGTTAAATATAGAAAATAAAGACAATGATAAAGACAATGATAAAGACAATGAGAATGATGAGTTTAATGAAAAACACAAAGATGATAATTATGATTCAGATGAATTAGTTATTGAAAAAAGTTCATTAGTTGATGAATATTTAGCAATAACCAATAATAATCATATTAAAAAAATAGATTTTGACAATAGGGAATTATGCAGAAATTGCAGAAATTATCTTACTTGTCTTCAACATGAAGCAATCATGATTTGTAATGTTTGCGGATATCAAGAACCATTATTAGTTGAACAAAATAGACCAATATTAAAACAAAATACAAAAGATACATCTCATTTTAGTTATAAAAGAATTAATCATTTTAGAGAATGGTGTAATCAAGTTCAAGGAAAAGAAAGCACAGATATACCAAATGATATATTTGAAAAAATTTTAAATGAAATTAAAAAAGAAAAAATTACAGACACAAAGAAAATAACTTATAATAAAATGCGGGAAATATTAAAAAGATTACGAATAAATAAATATTATGAACATATTAATTATATAATAAATCGTATTAATGGAATACCAACGCCTCAATTTTCTGCAGAATTAGAAGAGAAATTGTGCTCAATGTTTAGAGATATTCAAGCACCATTTTTAAAACATTGTCCAAAAGATAGAAAAAACTTCTTATCTTACAGTTATGTTTTATATAAATTTTTTCAAATATTGGAACTCAAGGAATATTTAAAATTTTTCCCTTTATTAAAAAGCAGAGAAAAATTATATGCTCAAGATCAAATATGGAAAAAAATATGTGAAGAGTTAAATTATAAGGTTATACCATCTCTCTAAACAGCAGCAGGGAAACCAACTAATCGGAAACCAGCACCTAAACCAACACCTTGACGGGCACCAGCAGATATGGATGGGGATAATAAATCGAAGATTGAGAATACACAAGCAGCAGTTAAGGCAATCATCCATATTTCATTAACTTGTAATTTATTTTTTGGTAATAAATATGCAGCAAGAGCAACAAATAAAGCTTCTATGGCATATTTTAGTAATCGAGTAAGTGCCTCCCATATATCAAAGGTATAATTCGCATTTCCGTTCATTATCTTGATAGTCTTTATACTTTATATTAAGAAAATAAAAAAGGATATAAGATTTTTATTTTATTAATTAATAGTAAATATGACCGAAGAGACTTTAGTTACAACAAAAGAAATGGATTATTTGGACGAAGATAAACCTATCAGAGGACAAAATTATTGTTTGTTGTCTTTTTTAAGTCCGGAAGACACATTACAAAATAAGGAACTTTATTATTTTTCAAAATTCACACAAAACTTTGGTCGTGATATGAAATCTTTACTTGATAATCTTGAAAATAAATATCCTGAATCGAAAGATTTAATTGATACTATCAAAACTAACAATGCGTATATGTTTGATTCAAAGGAAATGAATGAACAATACAAATTTTTTAAATCAGTAAATTCTGAAGAAATTGAAAAAGATTTTTATCGTGAAAATAATTTTGTAACAAGTGTGCGTGGTATTAAAGTTAGAGGTGTATTTGATACTGTTGAAGAAGCAAAAAATAGATGTGAATTTCTTAAAAAATTAGACAGTAAATTCGATATATTTGTTGCTCAAGTTGGTTGCTGGTGTCCATGGTCTCCAAATCCCAATGATATTCAAAATCAAGAATATTCTGAAACTCAATTAAACACATTAATGAAACAATACAAAAAGAATATGGAAGAACGTGATGAAATTTTTGATAAACGTCGAATTGAAGTTCTCAATAAAACCAAGAAAGAAGAAGATATTGCTCAATCTTTATCTGAAGAAGATCCTTGGACTAAACGCAAAAATGAAGAATCTTCGTCCCAACCAACTGAACAACCATCAGAACAACCATCAGAACAACCAACAGAACAACCAACAGAACAACCAACAGAACAACCAACTGAACAACCAACAGAACAACCAACTGAACAACCAACTGAAGAAACAACTAAAGAATAAAAATAATCTTATTATATATTAAAATAATTGTATGGAAGAAGTAAAAGAAGAAGTTAAAGAAGAAGTTAAAGAAGAAGTTAAAGAAGAAGTTAAAGAAGAAGTTAAAGAAGAAGTTAAAGAAGAAGTTAAG